TGGGTTTATCTACTGCAATGGATGCTATTACACCAGATCGCGCTCCATCAATAGATGGGCCAGATGGCCGCGATGCAGCAAAAACAAGAAAAGCAAAACCCAGAGGAAGATTTGGACGAATATTCGACTTCGCAAAAAGAAATTTAAAAAAAGTAAATCCAAAATTATTACTTGGCGGAGCCGCTGCGGCAACAGCAGTGGGAGCGACTACAGCACTCACACCAAGTAACGATATAGAAACACCCAAATCTGCAAAACCAAGATCTGGGTCTGGTGGATTGGATAAGGCAAAAGAACTGATATCTAAAAAAACTAAAACTGCTGTTGCGGCTACCAGTGCTGTTGCATCAAAGGCAGCAACTCCTGTCAAGTCTGCTGCTAGTACAATTAATAAAAAACTTGCAAAAACTATTTTAGCAAAAAGGGGAGCAATGATGGCCGCGAAGGCGATCCCTGCTATCGGAGCGATTGCAGGAGCAGGATTTGCATTGGGAAGATTATTTCGTGGTGATTTTGTAGGTGCTGCAGCCGAAGCAGGTGGTATATTAGTGCCGGGCCCAATTTCAGCTGCAGTAGACATTCCGATCATGGTCAGAGATACTTACAATGATATGTATGGAACAGACGATAATAGATTTCCATTTGAAAGTGATGGAATCACTAAACCAGAAATATTTAAAGAAAGAACTGCCGCTTTGGGAAAAATGGCAAAAGAAATGATAACTGGCACAGATGATAATATTGAGAAACATAACAAAAACGTTTCAGAAGTAGAAAGAAGTAATATAAGTTCAGAAATCACAGATATGGAAAGTGAACTGGAAACATTATCCAACAAAAGCAGACAAAATCGCGGCGACAGAAGAAGAATGGGTGAGTTAAAAAGAAATATAGAGGTCAAAAAAAATCGGCTGGCGGAAATTACTCCAGCACCAACCGATAATAATATTGATAATTCTATACAAAATGTTGCATCTACGCAAGCAGAACAAAAACTTCAAGTTGCAAATGCAATGAATGGAAATGCATTAGACAATCAAGCTTCCGCAGCTGCTGCTAATGTGGTTGTCGCCCCTACTACAAATAATTCAACCAATGTAGTAAATAATAACAGCACAACAAATACAGCAAAACCAGAAGTAAGACATACGGATATGTCTATAAGAAATATACATGCTGGAATTGGTGCATATTAAAACTTATATAGTTGGATCGTATTGTTCTCCATTGTAGCCAGGATATGTCTGTCCATCATGAACACCAGAGTTGCACCCAACTACAACAACTAATAAAAAGAATACTGACCACAAAGCAACCCTTTTGCTCCACATCATAAATGCATCAAATGTTTTTTCTGCTTCTTGTTGCGCTTGTTCTCTAGGTGTCATAGACTAATGCCAAAACATGGCAACCAACTTTGATTACAGTACTGAGCATAGTCTTCAAGCCCTACCATCGCCATAAGTGCTAAAATTGGAACACCTATAATCATAAATGCGATAACTAGAAAGGCTTTGCCCAAGTCTTTAGTTGTGCAATAGTTTGTTTGTTCACTCATGTTCGCCACCAACACCGCGAGAGTTAATTACATTATCACGTACAAACATTTTTGGATTGCGTTTTGCAGTTTCAAATGTTGCTACTGTGATTGCGACAGCGGCAAGTAACAATGCATGTAGTATCATGCTAAAAATTCCTGCCCACATACTACCTACGATGATAGCAAATACAATACACCACATCCATGCTAATACTTGCATAATCATATGTCGTGTGCTGAAGTCTGGAATACTACTCAATGGATTGCTTTCGTGATCCATTACTACATTCCAACAATTATATATCCATTCTCTCATTGATATTACCTTTCTAAATATTACTCTTCTGTGGGTTCGCCCATAGTCTGTAGATACGCAATAATGTCAGCGCGTTTTGCTTCTTTTTTCTCTTTAAAGTTCATTTTAGTACCCTTAACTAATTTTTTAGAATTAGTCAACCAAGCGTCCATCAATTCTGGTGTCCACTCAGGGTTTTCTTCTGCCCATGCAAGAAACTTTTTACTATATCTAAAGTCTACCTGTGCAGTACCTCTTTGCATAATATTCCAAAGATTAGGCCCAGTTTTATTCTTGGCACCCTCTTCTATACTGTGGCAAGAAGCACACTTCTTGAAGCCACGTTCTCCTTTATCAGAATTTCCTTCTGCAGATGCAGTTGCAACATATAACATACTCACTAGAAATCCTACAATAAATGTCCAAATTAAAGCTTTATTCATATCCTATTTCCTCTTAATCCAAAAAATAAACCACCTACCCATAACAACACATGGAGATTGTCATACAACAATACATCCATAAAACTTGCAGGTTCGCCAATCCATATAACACCTGTCATTATACAACACATAGTTATACCACTAAAACGAGTCAGTGCATCTCCTACATCGGGTATATAACATCTTTTCAAGATAGGCAACCACGGCTTGGTCAATGACCCTCCAATAATCAGGCCAATGCCTGCGCCTAGTTCTCCAAACACCACAAATGTCCAAACCACAAGTGGTAGACCCCAATCCGCTGCCGTTTCAGCATCTACTGGCCATTTGTCCAATCCTTGTTGGATAAAAACAATAGCTAAAGGAATCCGCCATAACCAATGACTTAAACAAAACTCTGGAATTCTATTTAACATCTTTCCCTCTCTTCATTTCCCTTATATTAAAAAGTTATTTATCATCAAGCTTTCCAAGTTCTGTCATACACTTCTTGGCTTCCTCGTAATAACCCATTCTTGCGAGCTCCGCTGCCGCTCTCGCATATCCAATTGTCTGCGTATAACGATCTAGTGCCGACCACAATCCAGATAATGGCGAGAAGACATAATTGCTTACCAATGCTGTCATTATACCCACCCCTTTAAATTTGTATTTGCATATCCGACAAGTTCTTTCTTGTCTCTGTTTTCTTCCATGATATCTTTATAATGCTTTTGTGCAATATGTCTAATATCTCCACGACTAATTCCAATATCATTTAAATCGTAATCTGATAATCTTGATAATTCATTAATGGTGCTTTTTCTTGCCGATTTTGCTTCGTGGCGAGTTTGCCATGAACCATATAAGTTGATTAATACCCCTAACATTTTTTTTCCTTTCATGTGATAAATGTGTGTATCCTATACATTAGTATATAGTGTGTAATCACAGAAAAACAAGGGTTTAAGCAATCTAAAATAGGTATTCCCGATATGCATTTTGTGCAACTCTAGAAACTAAAGGGGTAGAAATTTATTCCTACCCCAGCTCTAGTATTGTACCTAGTCTTTTCAATGCGAGTCTAACTCAGCCATCAGGGATATTTATCTAGTATACCCTTCTTATTTATCACATCTCTTCAGCAAGACGTTCAAAGTAACCAATTGAATCGTCTTCATCATCTGAAGATGAACTCTGTGGTTCTGGAGAACTCTCAGCATAACTAGGTGCCACCTTCTCTTTAAAAGAAGGTTTACTGAATGTTTGAGTCGGTGTTGACTCATCCATATCATAGTCTGCATTTGTTGATGGAGCAGTTACTCCAAGAACACGATCCAAACGTTCTTTAATCTGTTCATAAGATTTAAAGTTATTTGGACTTACAAACTCTTCAAGAGAGTGTTGTTGATTATAAATTGTTTCCAATTCAGCATCGTCTTGTGACAAAGCACTAGTTCTATCGAACTCTGATTTGTCATAGTTACCATATCCATCAACAGTACGATACTTCAGTTTGAAGTTTGCACCTTCCCAGAAATCAAATGGGTTGATTGGATCTTCATCTTCGAACTGTGGACGCATGATATCGTTCAGCTTGTCAAAGATTTTTTTACCAAATGAATAGAGGAATACTTTTCCATCATTATCTGGATTTGCTGGATCTTTCACCACATAGATATTCGAAATATATTTCAATCTACGTTTACGATCACGAGCAAGGTTTTGATTCTCTTGCGAACCAGTTCCCCATAGTTCTGTATTGCTTTCACAGACAGGACATGGTTTACCAATAGTAGTAAGACAGTTATCAATCAACCATCCGCCAGGGCCTTTAAATCCATGATTAAAGATACGAACCCATGGCAAATCCTCACCATCAGTTGGTGGAAGAAAACGGATTACTGCATAACTGTTACCAGTCTTATCAATAGTCGGTTTCCAAAAGCGATCATCTTGTGATGATGAATTTGATTGTGGTTGTGATGTTTTTTCTAACTCTTCAGCAAGTTTACTGAAATTGTTACGATTCTTTTTAAGCGATGCAAAAGACATATTTTTTTCTCCTAATATACGTTGTATGCGTTTTTGTATTGTTTCTAATATAACATTTTATGCGTTGTATGTCAATAAGTAAATTAAATATATTTACCATAATTTTCATAATAATCCTCAATCAAAAGAGTCTTTACGACCCCAACATAATAATCAAGTTCCACATCCAAAAAGGACATGTACTTTTCTACCTTCTTACGATACTCAGGCCAATAGGTAGTATCGTTTATTTTAACTCGTTTTAAGAAACCAAAAATCTTCTCAAAGATTACTAAGGTTTCCAAGCATATCTCACCTTTCTGTTCCAACTGGACAATGAAAGGATAATTGTTTCCAACCGATTTAAAAATGTTTGGAAATTCTATATCACCAGATGAAGCCTTGGCAAACAAAACCTCACAGTCAGACTTAAAAGTATACCTTATGCTATGTATACGTTTTTTCCAAGCTTTGTGGATTTCACTTGACTCGGAATCTAAAAGATACTTAGAATGCATATATTCATTACGATGTATTGCTAAGTTTCCTTTATCTGTCACATTTACAAAGACAGAAAGAAGAAACTCTTCTAAAGATTTTTTATCATATCTTCTAGATAATTCTTCAAAAGTTTTCTTATCTTTTCTATTAAGATAGGTTTCTTTTTTGGTGTTTGTAGTTCCATACTTTTTATAATCAAGTTTATCGGCAAAATGGTGTTTCATTGCCAAGTAAATCTTAAAGGCTTCAAAGTCATCTATTTTTCTACTAGACATGTATCTCATAGGGGCAAACGTTCTGTAGACTTGCGTACTAAGTTTAATCCCTCTGCTTCAAATTTGATTTTTTCTTTGATAAACGAACTCAACAATGGAGTTACATTTTCTACTTCTAGTTTATTGATCTCGCAATAGTGCGTGATTGTTTCGATGTAAGACATTTTCATTTCGCTTACAGTCTTTTCTATTTCATCACAAAACTCTTTTGAACTTTTTAACTTTAACATACTATCTCCTTTTACGTTATAGCGTATATTATTAGATTATACGCTATAACGCAAGTTTTGTCAAGAGTTTATTCGGATTTCCAGAGTGTCAATGCACCCCAAGCAATAGCGGCCCACGCTGCTAGTTCGACAAATGGATTTCCCATCAGTACGACTACTCCCATGGCAATTAATAATGCGCCATCCCAAGATGTTCTTTCACTCTTCCGAGCCATAACCCAATCTTTTAACTTAGTAATCATATTACCTCCTTTCGTTAAGTTAGTTTCTAGTACAAAACATTAAGAATTTAATGTTTCATTTAAATCTGCTTCTTTACATAAAAACCCAGATGCAGTTCCGTCTGGACTATACATATCAAAATGTACTAACATATCTGCTTTACTAAATCCATTTCGATTCCATCTATACGGAAACACTATGAATTTACTATCATTTGAACGAATATGAATTTTTGAATTTGCTTGCGTTTCGCCGCGTTGTTGTCCAAAAACAAAATTACAAGTAACATTTTCAAACTTGGCAAGTTCCCATTCTGCAATCAATATTCTATTCGAAGGATAATTTGGAAACGGACTCGAAGATGAATACTCCACATTATGACCCCATAATGGAGCTTTTCTATCTATCCAACCAGAGGCAGTTACAGATATATTGTTTGCTCTAGTTGCCGAGATGATCGCAACAAAAGTCTGTGGCTCCGCGCTTTCATTTGTGTACTTTATGATACCCTTTGGATTAGAGACATTTATATCTGCTATACTATCATCGTCAAAGTCTATTCTAAGGTCTAAGTAATCTGCTGGTGTATAGTTACAATCTATTTTTATTTTCATTGTTGTGCCGGGGTCGATAGAAAACCTTTTTGAGATTATTGTATCTCCAGTGCTCATTTGGCCAGTTCTCTCAGACATCCAATACTTATTACTTTTTTCTGCAGATTTCCTCTGCACACCAAATACATATAACTGTCCAATTCCATAGGTTCGTTCAGAAGTACCATAAAATGGAATGTATTCCAATCCTAAGTGGTCTTTAATACCCAAGCGAATTCTATCGCTCACTAATCTTATAGTTCTAGACATTTCTTTTCCTAAAATTGATTCTTATATTCTTCTACCATATTTATCAGGTCGCCGATGTGTGCATCACGCTTTGAAATAAACACTTCTGGTTCATCCTTATCTGCGATTGCCGCAATAATTACAAGACTATTTATAGGCATTTTATATCTCTCTTCAAACATAACTGCATATCCTGCAGCTTGACGGAAATATTTTTCTAACTTACCATATTTATCACCGACCATAGGTTGCCTAGAAGTCTTAAAGTCGATTACGGACAACTTACCATCAAAATCTGCTACACAGTCTACAGTGCCTGCTAAACCAAGATGGTCAGAGTACATAGGTTTCTCTTGTGCATAGATATTATCAACACGATTATCAAGAACAGGTTTTATCTTCAAAAAAGTCTCTATGTCAAATGGCATAGTCTTTTCTGTTTTCCATTCTAGATTATTTAGGTGGTCTTCAGCCATTTGATGGACACTAGTTCCACTTCTTGCTGCTTGTGTTGTTATTTTGTTTGCAACTTCCGCTCCAACTCTTCTTCTCCACTCTGCAATACCCTTTGCGGAAAAATGTGAGAGAACAGTTGTGATAGATGGATACTTATTTCCATCTGGTGTTTCATAAAATCTTTTGCCATTTTCTGTAACCCTTTTTA